AAAGGTTTCTTTAAACCTAAGAACCCATCTAAGTATAAAGGTGATCCTACTAATATTATTTATCGTAGTTCGTGGGAAAAACAGTGTATGATATATTTTGATAATAAAACAGAGATTTATCAATGGCAAAGTGAAGAACTGTTTATACCATATAAACACCCTATAACTGGTAAGTATCATAGATATTATCCAGATTTTAAGGTATGGAGTAAAACAAAAGAAGGTAAAGAAGAAGTATCTATTATAGAGGTTAAACCTTTTAATCAAACACAAGAACCTAAAGTACAAACAAGAAAGACTAGAAAGTATATTAATGAAGTTAAAACTTATGCAATAAATACTTATAAGTGGAAATTTGCTAAACAATATTGCGAAGATAGAGATTGGCGATTTATTATTATCACAGAAAAAGAATTAGGAATTAAAAGTTGGTAGCTTACATATTTAATCAGATGCTTGAAGAGGGTGTCAAGTCAGGAAAGGTTCCTGCATTAACTAGACAATCTAGAAATTGGTTTAGAGATCTTGCTAGAAATAAAAGATCAGTAACACCTCAAAAAATTATTACAACAGCTCCCAGAGCTCAGATGACAAGGTTTCCTGAGATTGGTTTTATGTATCACTTTTTTTATAATCCAAAAACAAAAGATAAACTTCCTTACTATGATACTTTTCCTTTAGTGTTTCCATTACAAGATGTATTCAAAAGAAAAAGAGCTACAAGTGGTAATAAGTTTTATGGATTAAATTTACATTACTTACATCCAAGATTAAGAGCAAGATTAATGGATGCATTGTATACAGTCACAACAGACAAAACTTATGATGAAGAGACTAGAATAAAAGCTGGGTTTAAACTACTAAATAGAGCTAGCAAGTTTAGATTTTTTAAACCATGTGTTAAGAGTTATTTAATGAACCATGTAAGAGGTAGATTTGTTAAAATAAATGCTAATGCATGGGATTTAGCTTTATTCTTGCCAACAGAAAGATTTAGAAAAGCTACTAAACAGAAAGTATTTAGAGAGAGTAGAAAACAAGTAAGAGTCTAATATGGGATTTAATATAGAAAACTTTTCAGCAGCAATAGGCAGTACAGGCGTAGCTAAAGCAGCTCACTTTATGTTTATAGTAAATGTTCCAACCAATATTAATAATCCATCTATTGCTCAAAATAAAATTGGAAGAGAGTTTTTAAATGTCAAAAGTGGATCCAACTTTGAATGGGAAGGCTATGGTACAAAACATTTAGCATTTAGATGTGATAGAGTTAGTATCCCTGGAAGAATTATAATTAGTTCACCTTACAAAGAAGGTAACTTAGGATTACTTAGAGAGTATCCAACCAATGTAACATATCAACCAGTTGATGCTTCTATTATACTTTCAAAAAGTATGCAAGAGAAAGTTTTCTTTGAAATCTGGCAAGATTTAATTGTAGGTCATCATAGAACTGTTAGGAATGGTGATACAAATGCAGTTGAAGATGCTACTAAAGATTTAAACTACATATCTAATTTTACAACAACCTGTACTATTATGCAGTTTGAAGAGTTACCTAAATCCTCTCCTTCAGGAGCTGGTGGTAATCCTGATACTTCAAATTATAGACCAATTTATAAACTTGATTTAATTGAATGTTATCCAAGAACTATTCAAGACATGCAGGGTGATTGGGCTTCACAAGATATACAAAGATTGAATGTAGTCTTTGATTACAAATATTTTCAAGATGAAATTAAATATGAAGTTGATAAGAGCTTTGCCACTGATCCAAGACAAAGGTTTGGAAGATCTACTGTTAGGACTGGAATAGAACAAGGTGCAGCAGTATTAGCTGGTCAGGTTGCACAAAGATCTGGATTAACACAAAGACAACAAGCATTTCTAACTGGAGCTACTACAGCAGCTGTTAATATATTTAATGCTCCTCATGTAAGAAGGAATGTATCAAGAGAGATTTTTAATCAAAATAGAGTGGACGTATTTACGATATAAACACATATATAATATAAGGAATTTGTTATGGCTTTACCACAGATTGTTACACCTGAATTTGAAACACAGTTACCTTCAAATAATCAGACAATTAAATTTAGACCTTTTCTTGTAAAAGAAGAAAAGATCTTACTCATGGCTAATGAAGGCCAAGATCAAAAAGAAATAATGGGTGCAGTTCTAAAGATACTTCAGGGCTGTATAGAAACAGAAGGTATTGTTATAACAGAACTACCATTGTTTGATATTGAATGGCTTTTCTTACAAGTTAGAGGTAAGAGTGTTGGTGAAGTTATTCCACTAAAAATTAAACATGTACAAGATGAAAACTGTAAAGCAGATAATGATATTGAAGTTAAAATTGAAGATATAAAATTAGAAAAGGATCCTAACCATAAAAATGTTATTGATATTGATGGTAACATTGGGTTAACTATGGGTTATCCTACTTTGGCTTCCGTAGGTGAAAATATAGGAAGTATGAAGACTGAAGATATGTTTGACGTTATTGAAAAATGTGTTGTAAACATATTCGACAAAGAACAAGTATATACTGACTTTACTAAAGCAGAACTACAAGAATTTATAGGTAAATTTGATAAAAAACAATTTGATAAAATAGTTAAATATTTCCAAACATTTCCCAAATTAAGGCACAAGATCAAATACAAATGTGTCAAATGTGGCGCAGATGTTGAGCATACATTAGAAAGTCTAATGGATTTTTTTTTATAAGCATGTCTCATGACTCGCTTAAAAACTTCTACACAACCAACTTTGCACTAATGCAACACCATAAATACTCATTAGAAGAGCTCGAAAATATGATTCGGTTTGAAAGAGACATTTACGTCAATTTATTAGCTGAGTTTATAGAAAAAGAGAATGAAAAAGTAAGGCAACAAAATGCCAAAAATACAATGAGGAAACACTAATGGATAAGAACAAATATAATTGGTTAATTGATTTAGCAAAAGCTGTTGATTCTTGGAGAATATTTCCAAGAGTATTTATTTCAGTATATATTGTATTATTATATCAAGTAGTACATTGGTTTATGAATTTAAGTGATCCAAATACACAACAAGCTGGTTTAGTTAGTATTGTTGTAGGTGCAGGAGCTGCTTGGTTTGGATTGTATACAGGATCAAGTAAGAAGTTTAAGTAAATGAATATAGGTAATCTTTCTATAGCAACTCAAGGACCATCAGTAGGTCCAAGTCTCGGAGGAGATGGTGGTGGAGATATGGTATCAGCTTTATCTACCGCTATATCATCTGCTATAGAACCTTTACGTGTTTCTTTAGAATCAGTAGTTTCATTGCTATCACAAATATTTGCAGTAGATGTAAAACAACAAGAAATCTTACAAAAAGGAATAGAGAAATCAGAAGCTGCTTCTGCTGAAGCTGGAGCTGAAGGAGCTAGAGGTAGTGACTTTACTGGTGCAGCTGGTTCTGACATGGAAAAGATTGGAGAGTTTGATAAACTTAAAGATGCTTTAACAAACTCAACAAGTGGAATAATACAATCTGCATTACTAGCATTAGGTGCAGCCTTAGTACTTTTCAAAGATGAAACCATGGCTGTTATTAATTCAGTAGCACTTCCAAAAATAGTTGATGGATTAAAGAAGACTTTTAATTTTATTGCTAAACCATTCAGAGCAATCATATCAGTCTTTACTAAAGTTGGAAAATTCTTTGGTAGGATAGGTGAAGCCATTAGTGATGTTGTTAAATCATTATCAAAAGGTTTTATGAAATTTACTGGATTTATTGCTAGGATTGCAAATGCTGTGTTAGGATTATTAGGTCCATTTGGTGCTGTACTTAGAGCATTGTTTCTTCCTGTTGCAGTAATTATGTCAACCATAGATGCTGTGAAAGGGTTTGTAGCAGGCTTCAAAGATGGAGGCATATTAGATGGTATTTTTACAGCAATTGGTGAAGTACTTGGAGGACTTGTTGGATTACCATTGGATTTATTAAAAAAACTTGTAGGGTTTATAGGTGGTCTTTTAGGTTTTGATCAATTCAAAGAAAAGTTAGAAAAGTTTAGT